ACTCTTTTTATTTAGTTATTAATTATACTAGGTAAATTAATATAAAAGCATTCAGCTTTCATAGGTATGTTCTCCATTTTCATATAAAAGCCTTCCTAGTGGGCTTTATTATGTGGGCTTAGTTTAAAAGAAAAACAGCAGTTTCCAAAACTGCAAGATGAGAGTGCAAGACTTTCAGCCTATGCCAAATAAAATTCCATTAAGTTGGGGGAAATAGTTTCTTGCGAGAGCTATTTTCTATAATTTAAATAAAAAGGTAGGTTAAAGCCTATGAAAACAAAAGAAACAATATACCAAACATATACAAGAACAGTATGCAGTATATGTAAAAATAAAAACTGTAATGAAGAATTAAGAGCTAAAATAGATGGAAGTTTAAAATGTGAGAACTTTGAAAGATGTATGACTAATAAGTGTAAAGGCTGTAATAAAGAAAAGGAATGTTTTGAGGATGAAAGAAAGATTTGAGACAGGAGATCATTTAAAATTCACAGGCAAAGAATATAATCTTGCAAAGATATTCAATTATGAAGACAAGTTTAAAGATAAAGAACTTGTAATTGAAAATATATTAAGATGTCCTTGCGAAGAAAATAAAAATGATAAAATAAAGTTTAAGGGTATAGAGCGGGTATTATCGTTCTATTTTCTTTAACAGAAAGGAAGGTAAAAATGGAAACACTATTTGAATTAATGAAAAAGAATCTAGGTAAAGAATATAAAACAGTAGCAGAATTTAATCAAGATATAAACAATGTTGATATGAAAATTGTAGCAGAAACATTATATCAATATATGTATTACCAAGAAGCAATATCAACTTTAGATACAGAAAGATTTAAAACATATATTAATATCTTAAAGGATGCAAAAGGAAATAATTAAAATGTATACAGTTGAACAAATAAGACAATTAATAGCAGAAGGAAGCAAGGATAAGATTTATAAAGAGAAATACTGGATAAATTATTTAGCACCCAAGATATTACAACGAGATGGTTACGAATGTCAAGAATGTAAGAAGGAAGGAAAACTAACAATAAAACAACACGGAAAGAAATTAGACATACATCACATAAAAGAGATAGAACAATATCCAGAGCTTACATATGTCGAAAGTAATCTTGAAACAGTATGTGTACATCATCACAATATATTAGATGATAAACATATAAATGGAACACCAAGAAAGAAATTTATAAATGAAGAAAGATGGTAAAGAAAGGAATGATTTATAATGCCAAAAAAAGCAAAAAAAATAGAAGAGGAAGTAATTGAAAACGATGTTAAAGTATCTAACATAGAAGAAGATATAGACAAAGATACATTAAACAAAGAAGCGGACAACTTAAGGGAGATGAAGCTTACTATATATGAACATGAATATACAGTAGCAGAGTTAAACAAAATGAAAAATAAAAAGGACAAAACATATTTAGAAAAAGAAACTGTAAATAGATTTGATGAGTTAATGTATAACTATTACAGAGGTATAAAACATTCAATACTTAAAGAGTGTTGTGGAAAAACATATACACTTGAAGATTTAAAAAACAAATTAAATGATGAAACATATGAAGTAATAGATAGAAGAATGAGTCGTAAAGACATAAGGTTCGATAAGGTGACAGTAGATACTGTTTTAAATTATATAGAAGAAGCGGAAAAATAATACCCCCATACGAAACTTTTGACCTAAAAATCAAAGTCTCCGTAACGCGGGGTTCTTTCATCTAAAGATATTTTTAAAAATTTTCGCATGAGGGGAGGGTAAAAGACAAAATGGCTAAAAAAAACGAAGAAAATTCAAAAAAATATGAAGAGTTAAAAGGGGAATTAAAACAACAGCTTATAACTAAGGACAATTACAACAAGATCACCATAGAATTACTAGAAAAGTGTATAAACTTTACAAAGATTGAAGATGAATTAATTAAAGACATTGAAAAACGCGGAGTAAGCATAGCTTGGAATAATGGTGGAGGACAAAAAGGCAGAAAGAAAAATGATAGTATAGCTGAATTAACAAAAGTTAATGCACAAAAAATAAAAATACTTGATAAATTAGGAATTAAAGCACCTGAATCGAAAGAAGATGGTGATGAAGATTATGAAGTATAATAAGTATATAGATAGATGGTTTGAAATTGTTGAAAACGAAGAAATAAAAACATGCGAAGAACAAAAACAACTAGTAGCATGGCTAAAAAACAAACTAGATACAGAAGATATAATAATAAACAATGAAGAAATAGAAAAAGCAATTGTAACAAAGGAAAAATGGTTCGATTACCCTTTATTGGATTGGGAAAAATTTCTTGATGCTTGCGAATATGGCTTATATTACAAAGATGGCTCATTAGTATTTAATGAGTTTTTTATTATGGGTGGAAGAGGCTTTGGAAAAAACGGATATATAAGCACAGAAATATTTTATCAGACAACTAAACAACATGGTATCAAAAATTATGATATAGACATAATAGCAACATCGGAAGAACAAGCCAAGACCTCGTTTATGGATGTTCACGATATGATAGAAGCAAATTCAAAACTTGACAAAGCATTCGATACAACATTAGAAGAAATCAGAAATAAAACTACAAAATCAAGTATAAAATACAATACAAGTAATTCAAAAACCAAAGATGGAAGAAGACCACGGACATATATTTTTTGATGAAATACATGCATATGAAAATTATAAAAATATTGATGTACATACTTCTGGTGGAGGAAAGAAAAAAAACTATAGAGTAACTTACATAACAACAGATGGAGATGTAAGAGGCGGAGTTATTGATGATTATAAAAAAGAAGCTAAAGATGTTTTTAGTGGAGTTATAAAAAATTCAAGGACTCTATTTTTTATATGCAAATTAGACAATGAAGAAGAAGTAAAAGATCCTAGCAATTGGATAAAAGCTAATCCATCTTTAAATGATTTTAAAGATTTAATGAATACAATGCTTGATGAATACCAAAAAGCACAAACTAGACCTTCTAAATATCATACATTTATGACTAAACGTATGAATATTCCTCATCAAGATGAAACTAGAGTTGTTGCAAAATGGGAAGATATCTTGGCAACAAATCAAGAAATACCAGAACTAAAAGGCGAATCTTGCATAGGTGGGATAGATTATGCAAGTGTTCGAGATTTTTGTGGAGTAGGATTGCTATTCAAAAAAGATGGTAAGAAAATCTGGTTAAGTCAAACATTTATAAATAGAAATAGTCCACACTTGCCACTAATAAAAAAAGAAGTAATAGAAGAAGCAGAGCAAAAGGGAGAAATTATATGGACAGATATGCCAACAATTCCTCCAGAATTGGTAGCAGAGTGGTTTATAGATAAAATGACAAAATACAATATAATCGCAATTACTATGGACAAACCTAAGGCGAATTACTTTATAGAAGCATTCAAAAACGTAGGGTTAACACTAAGAAATTCTAACAATAAGACAGGTGAAATAGTAGTTGTTAGAAGCGGTGAATATACAGACACAATGGTTTATGGAGTATTAGAAGATTGGTTCTCTAACCATAAATTGATATTTGGTGACAGTACATTAATGCGATGGTATGTAAATAATACAGCAGTAGAACCTAGAAAAAACGGCAATAAAGTATTTGTAAAGATAGAACAACAAAGCCGTAAAAACGATGGATTTATGGCTTTTACACATGCAACTAGCATACAGAGTGAACTAGAAGAATCACAAACAATAGATGAAAATTATCTTATGGAGTTCATGAAAACTTATTAGGAAGGAGGAGAATAGCTTGAGTTTTATTGAAACAGCAAATGACTATATCCACAAATGGTTTAATAAAAAAGATATAATATGTTTATCTGACTGCATAGATTTAATAAATGACACTTGTTATAAAGAATTAGGATTACAAAAAGCCATTTCTCTTTTAGCAGGTTCTTTTACATCAACAAAGTTTAGAACTTATGAAAAACATGTAGAAGTGCAAAAAAATCTATATTATAAACTAAATGTATCTCCGAATATAAATCAAAACAAATATGATTTTTATTATAAATTCATAAATACATTAATACGAAATCAAGAAGCACTGATTTTTGAAATTAATGGTGATATATTTGTTGCTGATAGTTTTGAAACACACAAATTAGCATTGAAAAATTATTGGTTTGACAATATTGTCTTAGATGATTATCCGTTAAGGGATAAGCTTTATATGAATGATGTTTTGTATTTTTCATTAAACAATGATAAGCTAAAAGGATTGATAAACAGTATAAACAATAATTATTCAAGAATTTTAACATCCCTTGAAAATGCTTATGTTAGAAATAAGTTTAGAAAAATTATAGTAGACATAGATACAACTACAACATTGCGAGATGGCGAGGATAATAGTACACAAACATTAATAAATAATTTAATAAAACCATTTATTGAAGGAGATAGGAACGTATTAACTTTGCCAAAAGGTTTTAAGTTAGTAAATTTAGATGAAAAAGCAAATAAAAGTAATGATTCTATGTCTGAATTAACAGATGCAGGGAAAGAAATTTTTGAAAAAATAGCTTTGATTTTAGATATACCAATAGACTTATTGTATGGAAATAAAAACGAATTAGACGAGCAAGAAAAAATGTATATGACGCATGGCTTAAAGAAATTTGCAGAAATGTTTAATTCAGAAATAAACCGAAAAACATATTCAAAAGCTCAAATCCTAAATGGAACATATATGAAAATGGATTTGGTGACTACAGAATTTATAAACGTGTTAAAATCAGCAGATTCTTTAGATAAATTATTTAGAATTGGATTTAGTAATAATTTTTTACGAGACAAACTTGGCGAAGAAAAATCTGAAAAAGAATGGGCTGATAAAGAATATGTAACTAAAAATTATATGTCAGTAGAAGGAGGTGAGGAAGAATATGAAGAAAATATTAAATCAAATAAAACAGATGACAGCGAATAGTGCTGATATTTATATTTATGGTGATATATATGACAGTTGGTGGGATGATGAATCAAATTCAGCAATCTCATTGAAAGACAAATTATTAGAGCTAGGTGACATTTCTGAAATCAATTTACATATAAACTCCCTTGGTGGTGATGTATTTGAGGGTTTGGCTATGTTTAATCTTCTAAAACAACATAAAGCTACAGTAAAGGTATATGTAGATGGCGTAGCAGCAAGCATAGCAAGTGTAATTGCAATGGCAGGAGATACAATCTATATGCCAAAAAATTCAATGATGATGATACATAATTGTTGGAGTTATGCATGCGGAAATTCTAAAGAATTTAGAAAGCTTGCAGACGACTTGGACAAAATAATGGAGGCTTCAATAGAGTCATATATGGCTAAAATAAATATAACAAAAGAAGAACTTAAAGAATTACTAGATAATGAAAGTTGGTTAACAGCACAAGAGTGTTTTGACATGGGATTTGCAGATGAACTTTTACCAATATCTGATGATATTGAACAATCAGCAAGTAAAAGTATAATGGACTTAGTAAAAGAAAATCAAAGCTTAAGAATGCAAATTAAACAAACCAAAGATGAAGATGATGAAACAGAAGTAGTAGATGTTTCTGAAGATTCAATTGAAAAAATAGCAAATAGAGTTGTCGAAAAAATAAAAGAAGATGACTCTACAGAACAAAAACTAAATAACAAAATTAAGGAAGGTTCAAATATGTTTGAATCTTTTTTTAATGGAATTTTTAAAAATGAAAGAGAGGAAAATTAATTATGAGTATTAAAAATTTAAACAAAGAAGATATTAAAGAAAAGGCTTTAGAAGCTATAAAAGAAGGAAACACAGAAGAGCAAGCAGAAATAATGCAATCTTGGATGGAAATAGTTGCAGAAGAAGTTGCTCAAAAAGTATCAAAAGAACAAGCAAAATTTAATGATGACACAATGATATTAACAAATAGAGGGGTAGAACAATTAACATCTGAAGAAGTAACATACTTCCAAAAAGTTGCAGAAGCAATGAAAGAAAAAAATGTTAGACAAGCATTAACAGATTTAGATGTTGTAATGCCTACAACAACAATAAACAGAGTATTTGATGAACTTGAAGAATCACATCCACTATTAAGCAAAATAAAAATTACAAATGTAACTGGAGTTACAGAAACAATAAAAAGAAATGGTGATGTTGAGTCAGCTTGGTGGGGACCTCTATGTGAAGAAATAAAGAAAGAATTAGAAGCAGGATTCAAAAAAGAATCTACAACATTATATAAATTAAGTGCATTCTTACCAATATGCAAAGCTTATTTAGTATTAGGTCCAGCTTGGTTAGAAAAATTCATCAGAACAATTCTAACAGAAAGCATCAAAAAAGGACTAGTATCTGCAGTAGTTTCTGGAACAGGTGTTAACCAACCTTTAGGTATGGACAGAGATCTTGAAGCTGCTAGAACTCCTGGAGAACCAGTACCACAAAAAGAAGCAGTTCAAATAAAAGATTTTGAACCAAAAACATTAGGTGCAATCATAGCTAAATTAACTAACAATGGTAAAAGAGCAGTTACTAATGTTACTTTAGTTGTAAACCCAGTTGATTACTGGACAAAAGTATGGGTATTAACAACAACTAAAAATGCATTAGGACAATATATTGCTAACCAATTCCCATTACCAGTAGATATAATCCAAGAACCATCAGTAGCACAAGGAAAAGCTATTATAGGTTTGGCAGAAAAATATGACTTGAATATGGGAATGAACCAAAAAATCGAATATTCTGATGAATTTAGATTCTTAGATGATGAAAGAGTATATATTACAAAATTATATGCAAACGGTGAAGCAGTAGATAATAATTCATTTGAATATTTAGACATTTCAAAAGTTACTGTAACTGAATAGGGTGTGATGTCAAATGACAAGCGAACAAATTGAAGAACTTTTAGTAGAAGTAAAAAACGATTTGCAGATAACATGGACTGACGAAGATGCGGAATATAATTTGAAAAAATACATAAAAGATGGAATTGAGGTGCTACAAAATGATGTAGGCACCTCAATTGACTTTGAGGAAGATGAAATGGCAAGAGGTTTGCTTAGGACTTATGTTAGATATGCTTGGAATAAAAGTGAAGAGTTCTTTATTGAGAATAACTTAGAAAGACTATTAAAATTAGAGGTTAAATATGGGAAAGATTAATTTTGCAAGAACAAGTAAAAATTACCACGAAACATATAATGATGGAGTTTTATACTTTGGTAGCATTAAAATTTTAAAAAATGCCAAGAAGGAAAAAATTGGAGAAGAAGTCGAAATTAAAGGGAAAAGACCGTTCTCAAATGTAAATATAAGAGATAATGACAATATTGAAGCTGATTCATTAGGCTATACAATAGACAAAAAAGTAAGGATACCACTATCTCCATTACCTCAAAACATTAAAGTCAAACTAAATGATGAAGATGACATTTATGAGGTAAAAAAACGCGACATGGATGATAGAAAAAATATATATTTGTATTTGCAAAAAGCAACAAACAAGAAAGATGGTGTTAAGTAATGTCTGATGAAAAAATAATAGAATCATTAGAAGAATTTAAATTGCCAGTAGGGAATAAAAGAATTTACGAAAACGAATTAGATGGGAAATATCACTACTTTATATTCCGCAGAGGTAGACTAACTGATAATGGTTGTGGAAGATATGTAAGACAAATCTATATAACTTATGTTTATGAAGGGGAACAAAAAATATCTGATTTTGACATAATAAAAAAGATAAAGAAATTAGGTTTAAATTTTAAAGGAATGGAAAATGATGAGTTTCAATTGGCAAACATAAACAACTGGATTGACATGAACACATTCACATTTGAAAGACCTGAAAGAGGATAATATGAATTATAACGAAACTGTATTTGAATTATCTTATGAAAATATAGAAATTATAAAAAATAAATTTGGAATGTTGCCAAGAAAAGCAGAATATGAGCTTAACAATTATTTGTGGAATAATGCAAACGAAATTTTAAGAAAAAAAGTAATGCAGAATATGCCACGTTCTAATAGAGACAAATCTAATATAAAAAAAGCACCTAAAGTCCATGCAAAAGATGTCGAGTCATTAGAAGACATTAGATATAACTTAGGAATAAAAGTTCAAACAAAACTAACGCCAAGATCAAAAGATTTTGGCTATTTAATTTTCCCTGATGAAGGGCGAGGAAAACATCAGACAAGAAGTCAAGAGTTTTTCAATAAAGCCTTAAATTCAGAGACAGACAAAATAAAAACAGGCTTAATAGAACATTTAAATAAAAAAATAGAGGAGGAACTAAACAATGGCAGTTAAAAAGGTTGAAGAATTTGAAGATTATAAAATTGAAGAAGGTTCAATTCAATTTGAAGGTGGAGAAACTATTTCATTTGGTTGTATTGGAACAATGGATGCATCAGCCAATATAAATGAAGTTGTAAAAAAATGTGAAGGAGCAGTAGTAAAAAAAATTAAAAGAATTGAGGACATTACAGTTGCAGTAACAGGACATGCTAAAGTACCTGCTTCTAGAGATATAATGGGATTAAGCAATGAAGGTTTGAAAACTGGAGTATATGCTTATGGAACAGATTCATTCTCAAAACCATTTATATTTACAGCAAAAGTAAAAGATATGGAAGGAAATATTAAATATATAGCTTTCCCAAATCTAACAGATACAAAAGGATTATTCTTTAACGTTAACAACGATGTAACTGAAATAGAAATGAAAGATTTTGAATTTTCAGCATTAGCAGATAGTAACAAGAAGTTTTATTATGAAGCTTATGATAGCGAAGTAGAAGAAGCAAATGTTAAAGATAAATGGTTAACAAACTTTACACCAGAGCTAGTTAAAAATGAAGAATAAAAAATGAGGGGCTTTCCCCCTCGTTTTTGTATATAAGAAATATTTTTAAAGCATTGTAGAAATGTAATGTTTTAAAAATATTTTTGTGGAGGTAGAAAAATGAAAATTGAAGGTAATGAAATTAATTTAAAGATAACGCCAAAAGCAATACAAAAAGTAGAAGAAATGTATCAAGATTTTGATATATTAAAACTTTTAAGAGAAGCTGGAGAAAAAGAACCAAAAGCAAGTGATTATTACAAAATAATATATGCAGGATATATAGGAGCAACAGGATCTGACATAAAATATGAAGAGTTTTTAAACTTGATAGAAGATTACGATTTATATGAAATAACAAACATAGGTGTTGAATTATTATTAAAAAGAAAAAACTAAGATTCCAAGAAGGATTTAAAAAAGTCACTAAAAAAATAACGGACAGAAAAAAATACAAACAACCAGACATACATGTCGAAACATTAGCAGATATGTATGTTTTTTATGTTTACATTGATGGAATTGATGAAAAAACATTCTGGAATAGTGATATATCCTTCTTGGACAATATTCATCAAAACATAATAGCTTATGAAAATTATAGAAATAATCCAAAGGAGGGTTAATTGTGTCAAAAAATAATCAAAAAATAAAATTTGAAGCAGATGTATCGGGATTCAAAAAGAATATAAAAGAAGCAGAAAATAGTATTAAGACATTAAACCAAACTTTAAAATTAAATAAAGCACAATTAGCTGGGAATGGAAGTTCTGTTCAGACTTTAGGTCAAAGACTAAATGAATTAAAGCAAAAATATCAACAACAAAGTATTGCAATTGAAAATACAGAGAAAGCATACGAAAAAGCAGTAGAAATTTTTGGGGAAAATTCTAAGGAAGCGGAACAATTAAATAAAAAACTAATAGAGTTAAAGACTAGTCAGCAAAGAACTGCAAATGAAATAAATGAAGTTAATAAACAATTAATAATACAGTCAGAAAAGTTCATTACTGCAGGAGAAAACATAACTAAATTTGGAAACAACCTAAGTAACTTAGGAGATAAAATAAACAATGCAGGAAACAAATTATCTGTTCTAAGTGCAGGAGTCGGAGCAGTTGTAGGAGCATCCGTAAAGGCTTCTATTTCTTTTGAAAGTGCATGGACAGGTGTTACAAAAACAGTTGATGGAACAGAAGAACAACTAAGTAAGTTAAGGCAAGGTATTTTAGATTTATCCACACAATTACCTTCAACAACAGAAGAAATTGCAGAAGTAGCGGAAGGTGCAGGACAATTAGGTATTCAAACAGACAATGTTTTAAAATTCACTGAAACGATGATAAATATGGGGAATGCAACCAATTTATCAGCAGATGAGGCAGCAACAACATTAGCTAGGTTTGCAAATGTAACAAAAATGAGTCAGTCAGACTTTGACAGACTAGGTTCAGTAATAGTTGCTTTAGGTAACAATTTTGCGACAACTGAAGCTGAAATATCTGCAATGGGAATGAACTTAGCATCAGCAGGAACACAAGTAGGGATGAGCCAGTCTGAAATTATGGCATTAGCTACAGCATTAAGCTCAGTAGGACTTGAAGCTCAAGCAGGTGGTACAGCATTTTCGAAAGTTATGATAAATATGCAATTAGCTGTTGAAAAAGGCGGAAAAGATTTAAGAAACTTCGCATCGGTAGCAGGTATGAGTACAAAACAATTCCGAAAAGCTTTCAAGGAAGATGCTACAAGTGCAATAATGCAGTTTGTTGACGGACTATCTAAGAGTGGAGAACGTGGGAAAAGTGCAATTAGAATATTAGATGACATGGGAATAACAGAAACAAGACTAAGAGATGCTTTATTGCGTTCTGCAAATGCTAGTGAAATAATGGGCAAAGCTATCGAACTAGGCAATACAGCTTGGAAAGAAAATACAGCACTAACCAATGAAGCAGATAAAAGATATGCTACAACAGAATCTAGATTAAAAATGCTAAAAAATGAAATAATAGCAAATGGAATAGCACTTGGAGATGATCTAAAACCAACATTAATAGAGTTATTAGAACAAGCAAAACCAATTATTACTAGTGCTAGTAATGCAATTAAGACTTTTAACAATTTAAGTACAACAACAAAAAAGAATGTAACTAACATTTTATTATTTACTACAGCTTTAGGTCCAGCTGTTAAAATGGGCGGAAAAACGGTTTCTACAATAGGCAATATGGCTGAAGGCTATGGAAAAGCATTGAAAAAAGTTGGAGAATTAAGTAGTAAAATTAAAATAGAAACGGCAGCCGAAGCTTTAGCAACAACAACAAAGAAAACGCAAACATTAGCAACAACTGCAAGTACAACTGCAACAAACATAAATACTGGAGCAACAGTAGCACAAACAACAGCAACAACCGCAGCTACAGTAGCAACGAATTTACTAAAAGTAGCAATGATAGGATTACCAATAGTTGGAGTTGTAGCAGGAATAGTTAGTTTAGTTGCAACATACAAAAGTATGAATAATGAAAGCACACAGACTACTAATAAAATTAAAGAACAAAAAGAAGAAATGGAACAACTAAGAGAAGAACAACAAAGAGATCTAGAAAGTAATATAGCTCAAGTAGATAATGTAAAAAGATTAAAAGATGAATTAATTGGTTTGGTAGATGAAAATGGAAGAGTAAAAGACGGATATGAAGCAAGGGCACAATTTATATTAGGAGAATTAAACAACGCATTAGGAACAGAATATTCAATAACAGATGGAGTAATAGGAAAATATAATGAACTTTCTGGAACTATTGATAATTTAATTTTAAAAAAGAAAGCAAAAATTGTACTTGAAATGCAAGAAGAAAGATATAAAGAAGCGTTAGAAAAACAGGCAAAAGCTACAGAATTATTGACACAAAAACAAAACGAATTAGTAAACAAAGATAAAGAAATATCAAAGGAAAGAGAAAATTTATTAGAATTAGAAAACAAAGGAAATAAAAATAGTAAATTATTAATAAATAATGCAAAAGAGAGAATAAAACAATTAGAAAAAGAGAGACAACAAATTAATGATAACTGTAAAACGCAATCTGATGTAATTCAAACATATATAGATGACATCAATTCTTATGAAACTAATGCAACTTTGGTAGCAGAGGGGACAGAAGAAAGCCTTAAAAAAGTAACAGACAGTATAAAGTATAATCAAAAACAAGTTAGTGATAATTCTATCTTAGAATTACAATCACAAATAACAAATTCTGCTACATATTTACAACAACTGAAAGAAAATTACAGTAAAAATGAAAGCGAAATAACTCAAAAGCAAATGGAGGAAGAACAAAAAAGGTTAGAAAGTTTAACACAAAATCTAATTCAACAAACTTCAACAACTGAAACAATGACACCTGAGTTAGTATCAGCTTGGCAAAACTTGGGAACATTATCTTATGGTGAATATAGCAAAGTTATCTCGCAAATGCCAGAGGATATGCAAACTAAAATTCAGGAATCTACTGGGATTATAGTAAATAATACTCCATATGCAGGGCAGGTAGCTGATAAATTTGGAAATGAGATAGTCAATAATTTGGATAAAGACAGTGATTTTAGACAGAAAGCCGTAAATGGATTAGAAGCATATTTAACAGGATTATCAGATGATGAGAAAAGAGAACTATTAAAACAAGCAGGAGTTCAAGATATAGACAAGGTAATGGAAGGACTTGATAAAGGAAGAGGACTTTCAGAAGATAAAGGTGTGGAAATATTAAAAGGATTACATACTGGATTAAGAAATGCAACATGGCAAGATTCTTTATTTAGTGTTGCTAGCGGTATAGCTTCAAAATTATCAGAAAAATTTAATATAAAAGCCTCTGTAAATACAAGCTTATTACCAGGACATGCTGATGGTTTAGCTTATGTACCTTATGACAATTATGTTGCAAGGCTTCATAAAGGTGAAAGAGTTTTAACAGCTAAAGAAAATAAAGAATATATGAATAAAGACATAAGCAACAAGACTGTAAACCAAAACAATATATTCAATTTTTATCCACAAAAAATGACAGAAGCAGAAATGAGGAGAATTTTTGAATATATTAATAATGAAAGTGGAAAAAAATATTAAAAATTACATTTTTCGACAAAATATGACAAAAAAATATGATATACTCTTTTTATAATTATAAAAAGGGGGAAGATTTATATGGAAGAAAAGAAAGAAAAAAAACTATTTGTTAAATGGTGGTTCTGGCTAATTTTACTTGCGATTGTTATCATAGTTGGATTAACAATAATTATGGTAATGGCTTTTAATTTAACAAGAGGAGAAGCTGATGTTTTATCGACAAAAATACAAAGTATACATGAAGATGCAAAAATATATAATTCTATAATGGACAGAACATTGATTCTAGAATTGAACAATTGGGATAATCAAGACAATGAAAAACTTGAAAAAATATTTGGAATAATGAAAGAAGAAATTAGCGAAGGAAAATTACAATCTTATGATAGACTTATAACATTGTCTTATATAAAAAGTAGTAGTAAAGATGATGCTTTGTTTATAAAACAAATATATATTTTGCCAAGTTTTGTTAACGAAAGTACAATTGAATATGTAAACTTTAATGATTATCAAAGTATGTACAACACTTTAAATAAAACAATGGATGGGTATACAAATTTATTTAATAGTATAAATTAAGGATAAACACTCTTTTAAGGGTGTTTATTTTTATGCGAGGAATGATAAAATGTATGATTATAAAGATATAAGAAATTTTTATTTTGAAAACGAAACAGGGAAAAGAATAGACTGCCAAAAAATAGATGGTGGTCTATTTTTATATAATGTTGCTGGTTTAGGATATGAAGAGAATATTGAATATGAACAAATAGGAAATACGTTTATACCAAATGACAGAAAGATGGTACAAAATCAAATAACAGGAGATTTAGAATTTGATAATATGACATATGATGAGTACTGTAATTTTGTAAACTTTATATTAAAATCGGAAAATCTAAAATTAATTTACGTACCTAAAACCACAAATAGATTTGAATATTACAGAGATATTGATTTGTGTAAAATAGACAAATTAGAAGAAGACGATTTTAATATTCTTACATCACCTATTACAATAAAATGTAAAAGTTTGTGGTATAGAGAAAACAAAACAATATACGATATGCGAGAACAACAAGAAGAAATAAGATGGGATTTTGAATGGGACTCTAAATTTACAGCTTATGACATAAGAAGTTTAGAATATATTAATCAAGGTCATGTAGAAGCACCAATATTAATTGAAATAGCAGGACCTGTAATCAATCCAGAAATTCAATTATATGTAGAAGGGGAACTCTATCAGAGTGTTCCTTTTAATATTGAAATAGAAGAGTATGAAAAGCTTTTATACGGAACAAAGGAAAATGAGTTTTACATCAAAAAACAAAATACAGATGGAACTTTAAAAAGTTTATTTAACTTAGATGTTATTCAATTTGAAAATGACAATGTAATTAGAATACCTCAAAACAAGAGTTGTGAATTAAGACTAAAGGCAGATAATGAAATATTGAATGCACAAGTAACTATATTAACTTATTACAAAGCGGTCTAGGAGGTGCATTTAATGAGTAGTAGAATGACAATTAACTTTAATAATGAAAACTATATGGCACAGTATAATAAACAGACAGGGTATTATGAAGTAGATATACAAGCACCTGAAATTGGAGGAATATATAATGCAGATATTACCTTTACTGATCATGTAGGAGAAATAAGTACAGACTCAAAACCTTTACAGATATGGGCAAAAGAAAAGATAAAAATAGAAACTAACAAAGTATTTATGTGGATATTTGACTATAAAGACTTTAGTGTAAAAGATATAGTGGAAATTGCAGATTATGAAATTAATATAGATGAAGAAACAAATGCTAATACAATTTTAAAAGTATTAGAGAAAACAACAGCAAAAGCAAAAGATATTATAGCAATAAAGAAAAATAACGAAGTTGTTTATTGGGGTACTATTGAAAATATACAAAATGAGGACGGAAAGAAACTATATGAATATACAGTTAAATATATTACTAATTTATTTAATCAAACAATAAAATTAGAAGATGAAAACTTAATAAAAACAACAGGAATAGAAGATTTTATAGCAAAAGCTATAAACGACAATTTTATATCAAATACAGATACTTTTATTAATAAAACTTATTTGCAGATAGAAGTAAAAACTCATACACCAAAACAGACTAGTGTAACAAATGTACAAGAGGGTATATATAACCTACATACTTGGATGACAAATTGTACTCAAAGTTATGATGTCGTATATGAGTTTAATGTAGTAGATAAAAAATTAGTGATAACAATAGAAGTTAAATCAATAGAAAAAGAGCTAATAGATGTAAAAGCACAAGCAATATCAAACTATACAGAAGTATTTGAAACAAATGTAGTAAGCAAAGTGGTAGTTTTGACATCAACAAATACATATACTTTATATTTATTAAACGATAGAACCACAACAACAGATGAAACAAATCCAAATAGAGCAGAAGGAAAAGTAGAAACAGTTTACACAGAAAAATACGAAGATGCAGAACAAAAAGCACTAGATACAATGAAAGCAAATTCATATAATCACAATATTACATTTAATTATTATAACAGACTAATAAAAGTAGGAACACCAATAGCGATAAAAACAAAAGAATCTCTTATATTTGATACATATATATCTGCAATTAAAATAACACCTAAAAAGTTTATCGAATATGTATGTGGAAATATAAGAATTAAATTTATAGATAAATTATTGAAAGAGAGGAATAAGTAAATATGTTAAAAGGACATGTATTTAAAAAGCAGAGATTCGGAAACGAAATCTTTGCTCTTTTTATTGATACTTTTTTAAACAAGAGATGTGGAATAGCTGAGAATTATAAAGAGAAAATGGAAGTAACTGCTTCTGGAGAAGTTCTAACAATATCAAGTGGATGTGTTTGTATAAGAGGAAGGTTCATAGAAGAAGACACATTAACATCACTTTCTGTAGGAACAGATACATCTTATTGTAGATTAGTAATTGAAATAGATTTATCTAAAGAGAATACAGATGAAGAACTATTGCAAGTAAGTTACAGAGTACTAAAAGGTAGCAACTCTTATCCAACTTTAACACAAACAGATATTGTTGCCAATAATAGTGGTATATATCAATATGAATTAGCACAATTCAGAACAACATCAGCAGGAATAACAGATTTAGTTGACAAAAGAACATATCTTGACTTTACTGGAATATATGGAGAGATTCAAACAGAATATAGATCCGTATTAGAAGAATTAGAAGAGGAACTTGCTGAAGTTAAAGATGGAAGTGCTTATGTTTTAAAAAGTACAATTTTGAGTGGAACAGAAGAGCCAACGGATGATTTAGGGCATGATGGTGATTTATATATTCAATATTTAGAATAGGGGGATAAATTATGGCAACATCAGGAGCTTTTAATACTAGTTCTGTAGGAAGTTTTTATTTTACTTTTGAATGGTATAGAACAAGATATGATAGTACAAGTAATGTCAACTATATACATTATACTTTAACAGCACATAACACAGCAGGTAGTTACAGAACTGTATATTTGAAGAATTTATATGTCAATGGTAGTCAAGTACATTATAGTACAGGTGGAGTAGCATGTTATAATGGAACTGTAGTAGCTTCTGGAGATATGACAATTGCTAATTACAGTTCAGAAGGAGATGGAAGGTTTAGTGCTTCATTCGAGGCAGGAGTTGGTACTACATCTGGTTCAAATTGTAGTGGAAGTGGTAGTTGGGATTTAGATAGAATACCAAGATATGCTGAAATCAACAATGCTTATGTAGAAAGTACGACATTAACTTCAGCTACAATAAGATATTCAGTATCAAGAAATGCACATATATATTGTAGTGTAGATGGACAAGCATGGGGTAACCCTAGAGTAAGCAATACTACTTCAGGAACTTTTACGATTACTGGATTATCTCCTAATGTAAATCATAGTTTTGCAATATTATCTAGAGCAACTGATTCTGGACTTGATAGAGTTTCAGGTACATTTTATGGAAAAACAAAAGATATTGTAAGAATAACAAGTGTAGATAATACTAATTTTGGAGAAGTTGTTAATATAAAATTCTCTAACTTAGGAAATGGCACAGGAAAATTAATAGTAAAAGTTGGAAATATACAAATATGTACAAGGGAAAACCTAACAGCAACTTATCAACTGGAATTTGGCAAAGAAGAACTTTCAACTCTTGTAAGTCAATTTAAAAGTAATGAAATAGAAGTTTCATATATAGCAATGACAAATGATACATATTCAAGTACAACAAAAGCAACTATAACTATTCAATCAAATATTTATAAGAAAAGAGATGGAGTATGGGTAAAGTCAAAATTATATAAAAAAGAAACAAACTGGAAAATAACAAAACTATTTTATAAAGTTGATGGAACATGGAGGAATACGCAATAATGTCAAGAATTATAGAAACAATAGTAGAACCTAGTAAAATATATACAGGTTCTCTTTTTAAATTAAAAATAAAAGTATCTGATGATTATTCTTTTAAGCAATCTATAATTACAGAAAACGGACAAGTCATATTGACAGAAAATGGAGAAACCATCAGAACAGAATGGGGAGAATGATATGGATGAAATAAAAGTAAGTGAAATGACAGAAGCAACAGAAACAAAAAATGAAGATTTTGTTATGATTATTCAAAATGGAACTAATAAAAAAATAAACAAAGAAAATCTATTTAAAAATTATTTAGCATTCACAGTACTAGAAGAATGGGAGGAATCGTAAATGAAAAAAATCAGCGAAAGCCTTGAGGCTGTAACACACACACACACACACACACGAGTATTTTATCAAAAGAAAGGAGGAAGC